CTATTTGCGCGAACTTCTTCCGTTTTTTGTATTGTGAGATTAGCAACTTCTTCTTCAGATAGATCTACAACAGTAAATGTCTGATTCCAACGCCCATCTTGAAATACGGGATCGCCTTCTTTTAGTCTTTGCGCGTAAGTAGTTTCTGGCTGTGTAGTAAAGAAAACACGCTCTACTCCATATTCTAATAAGACTTCGTCTTTAATGATTCTAGGGAAACTAACATTAGGGTTATCCCTGCGTAGATCTGAAACACCGTAAGGATACTTAATAACCTTACCGTCTTTAATTAGCGCATACATAATGCTATCCCTTAATAAATATGCGGTTTAGGCATTTACTTGTTTACTAATTACAGAAAACATGATCTTAGCTTTTTTCTGTTCTAACTTTTCAGAAGCCAAAAGAGTACGTAACTGTTCTGCAAACGCTGATAATTCTGCTCTTTCGTCAATAGATAGCTTACTAATTTCCTCTAGCGCTAGTGTGTAGTTATCAATGTTTATTTGATAGTGCATTATTTCCTGTTCACGTGCGTCCAAAGCAGATAATAAAATTTCTTCACGAGTTTGCGAGTTTTCCATGTGATTTCCTTATGAATATTGGTTAGCTATACGGCCAAAAGCAGCGCCATAGACAAGATTAGGGGGTAGAGTACTTGGATTAGAAAATTTACCACCAAAACCAGAACTACTCAATGTGTAAGCATTGACGTTTGGAGAACCTGATACCCCTATGGCTATAGAAACTCCATCTGGAGAAAAAGCTACCGAAAGAGCGCCGCTACTAACAGCAGCACTTGGATTAGAAAACTTACTACCAAACCCAGAACCACTCCAAGGATAAGCAGAAACGTAAGGTGAGTTAGCGTGTGCTACAGCTATAACGTCTCCTAATGGAGAAAAAGCCACTCCATTACCAGTGCCCGTAGGTAAAGTACCTGGATCAGAAAATTTACTGCCAAAACCAGAACCTGACCACGGGTAAGCAGAAATATAAGGTGAAATATTATAACCTACAGCTATAGCAGAACTATCTGGAGAAAATGCTACCGAAACACCTGTGTTGCTAGGTAGAGTACCTGGATCAGAAAACTTAGAACCAAACCCAGAACCACTCCAAGGATAAGCGGTAACGAAAGGAGAGGTAGCGTGTCCTATGGCTATATTATTTCCATTTGGAGAAAAAGCTACTGCACGACCGCCACTAGCAGGTAGAGTACCTGGATTAGAAAACTTAGAACCGAATCCAGAACCTGACCAAGCGTAAACAGTGACGAAAGGACTAGAATCGTGTGCTACAGCTATAGCATTACCCGATGGAGAAAACGCTACTCCAAAACTCGTGTTTGTAGGTAGAGTACCTGGATCAGAAAACTTAGAACCAAACCCAGAACCACTCCAAGGATAAGCAGATACATAAGGAGTGTTATTATGCACTACAGCTATAGCATTACCCGATGGAGAAAAAGCTACTGCACGACCGGTACCAGCAGGTGTAGTACCTGGATCAGAAAACTTACTACCAAACCCAGAACCCCAGGGGTAAACAGAAATATAAGGAGAATTCGCGTGCGCTAGAGCTACATAATCTTGATAAAGAATAGGATCACCTACCGTACTCCATTTGACATCTTGCCCCTGATTAGCAGGCGTTGATATTGGATTAGAAAATTTACTGCCAAATCCAGAACTTGACCAGGGGTAAACAGAAATATAAGGAAAAGTCCCGTGCGATACAGCTATAGCAGAACTATCTGGAGAAAAAGCAACACCAAAGCCATTACCAGTAGGCGTAGTAGCTGGATCAGAAAATTTAGAACCAAATCCAGAACCAGACCAGGGGTAAGCAGTGATATAAGACCCACTTCTGTGAGCAATAGCTATAGCAGAACCATCTGGAGAAAAAGCAACATCCTGACCAATACCACCTGGAAATATAGCAGGGTCACTAAACTTAGTGCCGAACCCAGAACCGGACCACGGATAAGCATAAACGATAGGGTTAAAAGAAAACACAACGGCTATAACGGAGCCATCTGGAGAAAAAGTAACCCCATATGTAGTACTACCACCAGGAGGCAGTGTAGCAGGGTCACTAAATTTAGAACCAAAGCCAGAACCAGACCAAGCGTAAGCATTAATGTAAGGAGAAAACGGAGTAGCAACAGCTATAGCAGAGCCATTTGGAGCAAAAGCAACTCCGTTTCCTTGTCCTGCGGGAAGAGTGCCGGGATTACTAAACTTGCTACCAAACCCAGAACCAGACCAAGGGTAAGCAGAAACGTAAGGTGAATTGACATGAGAAACAGCTATAGCAGAACTATCTGGAGAAAAAGCAACGCGAAGCCCATTGCCCGTAGGTAAAGTACCTGGATTAGAAAACTTACTGCCAAACCCAGAACCACTCCAAGGATAAGCAGAAACGTAAGGAGAGTTAGAGTGTGCTATGGCTATAGCGTCTCCTAATGGAGAAAAAGCCACTCCATTACCATTGCCCGTAGGTATAGTGGCGGGTATAGAATAAACACCTCTAAATCCACTAGCACCCCAAGAATAAACGGTGATATACGGAACACCAGCATGCGATACAGCTAAAGCACGAGCGGGTTCGCCTCCCCCTCCACTTCCGGCAGCCATAACAAGTGATTTTACGGTCATTTATTACACCTTAACATCTAGGGCTACAACAAAACCGGTTATGTTTGTTCCGTTGATGCCCACACTAAAACCAAGAACATCAGTACCAGAAGCTGTTAATGTTGGTGCAGTGCCCCCAGCCCATTTAGTGTTTGCAGGCCATGTCATTGTATACGCGCCACCATTAGTTAAATAAAGAAGAAACGTCTTCTGTGTGTAGTAACCGTAATAAGCTGAATTAGTGAAGACAAAAGTGGAGTTACCATTAGCGGTATTGTAGAAATAATCCGCCGATGTAGCATTAATAGTCCTAGTACCACTTCCGGTCCCCAGTTCTCCAAAGCCTTCAAACGACCCTATAAGCCAAGGTTGGTACAGATAGGCCCCATACAGAAAAGTTCCCGTAAGACTTGTTATACCGCCACCAAGTGTCAAAGACCCCGAAGAAGTTACAGTACCAGAGAGGGTGATACCGTTAACAGTTCCAGTACCCGACACAGATGTAACAGTGCCTGTAGATGTTGAGGCAATGCTGATAGACCCAGCACCATTAGATATAGAGATTCCTGAACCAGCGGATAACGTTGCTCTGGTAAACCCGCTCCCGTTACCTATTAATAACTGACCATTAGAGGGCGTACCTGTTTGCCCAGTACCGCCATTAGCAATTGGAAGCGTACCTGTAACTTGCGTAGAAAGACTCACCCCAGACAGCGTACCGCCAAGAGTAAGGTTGCCAGAAGAAGTTACGGTGCCAGACAACGTTATACCGTTTACAGACCCAGTTCCAGCTACGGACGTAACCGTACCATTTCCTGTGCCTGCACCAATTGCCGTACGAAAATCAGTATTTGATAATGAAGATACGGTGTTGTCGGCGTTAAACCGTGGGAATGTGACGGCACCGGGGTTTGTAATGGTGAAGAGGTTTGAGCCTAGAGTTGTAGCACCCAGACCCGTTCTTGCCCCAGACTGCGTTGTAGCCCCCGTACCCCCGTTAGCAACGGCAAGGGTGCCAGCAAGGGTGATAGTCCCAGAACCTGTTATTGGACCGCCAGAGGTGGTCAGACCTGTAGTACCGCCAGACACATCTACAGAAGTAACCGTACCGTTGTTAGTCGCCGCTACCGTAATAGACCCAGCACCGTTTGTAATCGCAATGCCTGTACCGGCGGTCAAAGTAGCTTTTGCCAGGGTGTTGCCAGACGAGTTACCAATCAAAAGCTGACCATCTGTATAAGTGGTCTGCCCTGTACCACCATAGGCGACAGCCACGGTTCCAGAAGTTATCGCACTGCCAGCAATCGCAATGTTGGTATTCGTGACACTGCTAACCTGCCCTTGGGCGTTTGTCGTGAAGACAGGCACTTGAGAAGCAGAACCATACGTAGACGCCGTACCGACATCAGAAAGGCTAAACTGCGTACCAGTAAGGGTTAACCCTGTACCTGCGCTATAAATTTGTGCGCTAGAGATCTGAACAAACGTAATGTTGGTCGTGCCAAAGGTGATCGTGCCTACTGTATTGCAGGTATACATCTCACCTGCACCGGTCGTACCTTCCTGCACAAAGAAAGTAGACCCCTCACTTAACCCGTTGGGGCTATCAATTACATATGAATCCGCATCTGTAGCCCGTGTAAGCACCCAGTTTGTAGACCCAGACCCGGTATCGGTCACTACATAAACGCCATTCTGCGTCTGATCTGTTTGCTGATAAACAAGAACTCGATCATTAGTATTGACAGTTACACCATCAATGACGAGTGCCGTTTGAGTGCCGGAGTTAGTAAGCGTAGCCCCTACACCAGAAGTGCCATTGTCATAGGTCGCCGTTAGGTTTATGGGAGACTCAACCCGTACGGGGGTATGAAAGTGAATACCGGTAGCTACGAGGTTATCTACGTATGCTTTGTTTACAAGATCTGTTGAGCTAGTCGGCGTGGTGGATACCGTACCTGCCGTGATGTTTGCCGTCGAAATGTTGGCAGTGCTAGTGCCCAGAGTACCAATGTCAAGTACATCAACCGCAAGGCCAGCGGCATTTAAATAGACAGCGCGCTCGGCGGGGTACGTTACAAAGATGTCCTTATCACCAGCCGCCCAATCAACCGCACTGCCAGAATTTGAAGACTCAAGAATAGTCGTACGTGCAAGCGTTGTGCCAGACGCCGTATAGGTTCCGATACCAACTTCCCAGTCTGTGCCATCTGTTGCAGCGTAGTAGGTCGTGTTGCCATCACCAATAACAGAGAAAGACTGAAAACCAGAAGCGGCACCAGCTAAAGTGTACGTACCAGTGCCTGTTGTAGTTGTAGTCTCTTTTACTCTATCTTTCACTACAAGTGCCATGATAGTTCCTTAATTTACAGTCTTAATGTTTTGCCAATTTGTAGCTTGGTAGGTGTTGATTATCTCCCACAACAAGCGTCTATCAATTTGATCCGAGATAGTTACTGTTTCTGCCACAGCAGCGGCGTACTCTACTGACGAGGCCATCGTGTCTATTGCAGTCACATTTTCTGAAACCGTAGCAACGCCAACAAGAACAGAGCTAAAAGTTTCAGACGCTGCCACTAATTCTGCTACAGAGCTTACAAAAACTACCTGCGAAGTTAAAGAATCAGAACCTGTAGAAGATTCAGAAATGGAGCCTACAATAAGAACAGTCCCTGCGTTGCTATCAGATACCGTAACGGTTTCAGAGACAACAGTCGTTATGTTTAGAATTGAGTTAGGCGAATCAGAAACAGTTGTAGATTCTGTTACAGCACCCGTCCCTGTAAAAATAGAAATGGTGCTGTCAGATATACCTACAGATTCGTTAACACTGGACGCTGCTATAAGCACCGTATTGTTTTGATCCGCAACAACTGCTGTCTCTGCAAGACTAGAATTAAAAACGACTAGGGATAGAGAACTATCAGAAACAGTGCTTGTTTCAGAAACCGAAGTGCCGAATGAACCCAAGGCCGATACAGCATCTGCCGCCGTAACAGATTCTGATATAGGGCCTAGAAAAGTAAAATCTGCGCTAAATGAACTAATGACCGACGCAAGTTCGGATACAGCTACTGGGTATGCAGGTGAACCGTTATTGCTGCTTGTTAGCGTTATAGATTCAGCTATTGAAACATCATAGGCAGATCCCGCTGTAGAAGCGAACGGTGCGCCAGCAAAAGTAGCGTATCCAAACAAAAGTTACTCCTATGCGCCTTCTAGCTCGCTCTCGGCAAACCACCGAGTCTGCGAATTACCAGCATCGTCTGTCCAAGAAATACGGTAGAACACCGTACCGTCTTCCTCCATACGAATAGCCTCTACAGGCCCCTGGGGGACAACGGTCTTAAGACGGACGTTCTGCTCTTTAGAAAAAGTCGTAGCCATAAGTCAGTCCTTAAGCAGCGTCGAGGCTGAATTCGTAGGTAACGTTCAACGTATCGCCGTTTACTACAGCACGGTCTCCACCGGTAAAGCTGGATACAGAGAACAGAAGGCCAGAAGTGCTAGTGTTATCCTGCACATTGCAAAGGAACGCACCTTTGACCGTCACCGTACCCGTGATGTTAAATGCACCGGGGGAACCAGAGTTGTTAATAACTGATGGGTCAGCCGTTGTTGCCGTACCAAAAGTAGCTGTCGCTCGGTTACCACCAGAGTAATCCGTGGTTTCAGACCAACCAGCGTGAGAAGCAAGCGTGTCACCAGCAGCGTAAGCTGTGTAGCCAGAAGAGTTCACAAGGCCAATATACCAAGCGGCTGTATAGCTAGAGCCTTTGAAATACTTGGTGTTCATGTCTTGCAGGCCGGTGTTGACCACGAGGTTTTTAGCCGTGTCTTCCCACTTCAGGTTGCCATCTTTGTCATAGCACTTGAAATGAAACACGCCGCCGCCAGCAGCGCCTTCACCAAACCCTTTGTTAGTAAGTACAGACCCAGTAACGAGGTCGGTGCTTTTAGCTTTAACTTGCATTTGAAACTCCTTTACGAAAGTCGGATAAGAGCATCCGTGCTGGATGCTGTAGGGAATGTCACCGTGAACGTCGTAGTCGAGGTCTTGTCTGAACCAAAGTCTAAGACACAAACAGCCCCGTTGTCACCTGCCTTATAGATCAATGCGCCCCTTGCGGTAAACGCCCCAGACCACGACACTGAACCAAACGACACGAACGACACGCCGTTTGAAATGCTTTGGGTTGGCGTCAGAACCTGACCGCCAGCCGTGTAACCAGAAGCAACAACCTCACCTGTAGTGGTGTAGGCGCTAGTATCAGCGTCTAGCGTTGCGTTGTTTGTGTAGAGGGCTATATAGAACGTGCCCGAGTCAAAGTTAAACGCGCCCTCTAACAGACCGTTCTTAAAGGAGTTGCAAGTGTAGTTGCCAGTAAACGCCATTTAGTTCACCGACATCCTTACCTGCCCAGACCGGTAGGCGTCACGGCGCTCCATACCATCGCCAAGGCGTTTAGCCAGAATCATCGCCTCTTCGTACCGCTTGTTGTATCCAGCAATAACGTCAGGCTCACCCTTCATATAGGTGTAAGCCTCAATAAGCGCCCCATACAACAACGCAGAATCAAAGTTATCGCCAAGCCATGTCGTATTAGCAGTAACAATCGACTCTGGGTAGTAGTAATAGTGCAGTTCTACCGTATAAGAATCATCTGGTGTAGGAGCCAGCATAAAACTTAATTCGTTTGTTATAGCTGGTGGGGTGGCATTAGTCGTTGTTGGGCCAAACAAGGCGTAGTACTTAGGTATACCTGTTGACGTAGGGTTTGGATATGCAGCTCGTAAGAAGTTAACATCCTTGTTTAACAGGTATTCGTAGTTACCACTACCGTCAATAACCGCTAACGAATACACCGCCAAGAAGTCTATTGGCGAAGACAAGTACGGATTAGACGCATACGTAGTTCCTGTTACGTTTTTACGTATCGAAGGAAACTGAACGCTGTTATAAATCCTCTGTTCAGCCTGCTGGATAAACGTATCAATCTGTTCTTTAGACGTATAGTCAACCAAAGTACCAGACGAATCTGAATACTGTGTATTTGGGAAATCGTTTTCAACGTATCCCTTGATCGTCTCAAACAGAGTTGCGTAGTTCATTTAGCCAAGCTTCTTGCTAGAGTTGCAGCCTTTTGTTGCGGCACCGCATCCGCGCGTGCGAACAGTCTGCGTATTAGGTACGTTGTTTGGGTACCCATTCTTGGTGTCCTTAACGGGGACAGGCGTAGGCATCTTGTTCATTATCGGCCCCTTCCGGCTTTTTTCTGCATCATGACCTTGGTCATACCCTTACCCATCTTCTTCTCCATCATGGATTCTTTGGGTGTACCACCCTTTTTCAAACCCATGCGGTGCATCTTTGAGCCAGCTTCGTGCTGCTTAATGGCTTTTTTAACCATATCTTTATCTTTTTTTACATCCTCATGCCGTGAACCCATTTTAATCTCCTATGAGACGGACACAGTTACAGAGCCAAGCGTAATACCCAGCGCCAAATTATTTGGGGTTAAACCTGCATCGTTAGCCCTAGAACCGCCAACTGGTGCCCATCCCCATTGCACAATTCTACTACCCCCTGACGGGTCACCGCTACCCAGAGGGCCAGAGCCAGAGTCAATCTGTAACCCCGTATAACCAGCTTGCCTATATGTAGTATCTGGGCGGGGGTTACGAATAGCCTGCGGGTCATTTACCGGATACATACCCAACTGCAACTGCGGCTGATCGGGTTCCCAGCATGTAGGGCAGACCAAGAGATTTACGTTCTTAGTCTTAATAACAAGGCTTTTTAGTTCCTTGAGCTTATAGCGAAACCCACACCTATCGCACTGCGATATAGCCCATTTACCAGAGGCAAACTTGGTAGGCATTAGTAGAACATCTCACGCGGCGCAAGCCGTAGAGACGCCTTCTCACGATCTTCAGAAGAAGCCAGCATCCACTGTTCTTCATATGACAGCTTGAGCATTTCCAGTCGGCCTAGCGCCTCAGGGATCTTCATAGACAGGTAATACGCCAGCCCAGCCACAAGGCAAGGTAACAGCCGGAACGGGATGTCCTGCGTAGCCACACCGTTACCTACATCCTGAATACGACGCAAGCGCCAGTAGATGTAGGTGTAGAAGTTACTCTGGTCTGGTGCAGGCCAGACGTTGATATTGGGAGGGTTTACCCCAGTAGAGGTGTTAGTCGTATTAGGCTGGTTACCGTTTATGGGGTATGTAGCACCCGACTGCCGGTTAATCCAGACCTGAATCGGTCGGCCTTGCGCGTTCTTATTAGGGATCGTGGCGTAGGTAGAAACACTAATACGGCTGATGTTGATGTCAGTCTGCTCTACGCCAGTCTGTGTCCTGATAACGCTATCCAGAAGGTCAATCGTATCTACAGGCAAAGCATAGGTTATCTGCCCCTGCACCATAGGTATTGCGCCCTGCTCAATAGTCCAGAGGTTGATACCCCGGTTAGCCCACTCAATAGTCAGTAGATTTAGAGATCTACGAGCCGTGCGAAGCTCATAACCCGTGCGTAGTTCTACGCCACAGCGTTCAAAAGCCTCTTCAACAATCTCGTTGAAGTCTAAATTAAAACTATTGGTACCTGAAGTGGTCACTTCATACCCCTAAGAGTCTTAGCCAACCGTGCCCTTTGGCCTAGCTTGCCGGGGGCTTTTGTAGCCC